CGCTGAGGAAACTGTGGCGGGGTCAAGAGCAGGCTCATCATCAGCACCCCCTGAAACTGTGGCAGGTACTATTTCTGAGTTTGACTTCTTGAGAGCATCACCATCCATGACTCGGCTGTTAATTGAGTCTTTGGTTTCTACCTCTGTAGGAACCGAGCCTTTAGCAGCAGTAACCATTTTAGGATTTTTCGAAGTCGGCGTAGATGGTTTTCCAACTAACGGTGTGGTCCCAGACGCGAATGCCAACCTTAGGTGATGAACTCGGGAAGGAGTATGGCGATTCTTTTTCTGGGTCGCAACCGTGTCTGGTGGCATATGCGGACTTATAAAGAAATTTACCACTATCGTCTACTATATCTTCCAAAACAGACGGGTGATAACGGGACTGTAAGAGCAGTTTGAGTTTTGGGGTTATGGGATTGGCTAACAAATTGTAAAGAGCTTCGTTGTAAAGGGAAACTTCTCGTTCGGGAGCATAGACAACATTTGGAGAAACATATATACCTCGTCTGAGTCTCCCAACTCTACCACGACGTTGAATACGTTCGTGGTGTGTAGCTGGGCCTCGTTTGACGTGTATATGAGAATAGGAAGAGTTGTCAGTGTTTTTAGTAAATAGTACGGTGTTGGACATGGCGAGGTCTACCACTACATCTATATCTAATGTGAAACCGGTCTGTAAAACTGGAGAAGAGAATATGAGGATGGGACCTTTAGTGGACTTAATGGAAGGAACTAATTGTGTTGCGTTAGTGTAAGTGACAGCGAAGACGGGTATGCCCGTGTACATAGACGCGAGATCCGTAGCATCCCTGTCATTTGGGGCGAAAACAAGAACACGCTTGCCAGACGTTGTGGGGTAAATGAAAGGGAGGGGTTTGCGGTCGTAGATGTTCTGGATAGTGTATAAGGGGTTAATGACCTCTGTTATTGGGAACAAGGTGGCTTTAGGATCTGCAGAAGCGTTAGGGGCAGTGGCAGAGGTTAGAAAGGCTGAACCAGGTTTCGCTACCCTATTTATGAGGTGGACTGTTAGATGGTCTGTATTATGAGATTCATCTATGAGAATATAACCATCGCGTGGTTCCATTACGTACTCTAATTTGGTGAGGTATATGGCATCTGGGAGTTTCCGCATGTAGGTACGCATCGAATCACGCAAAGCTACCGTGTCAACTAGGATATATAATCTTCCTAATAGTTTAGACAGTATACCGGGTAGGGTGGTAGTCTTACCAACACCCGTAGCAGCATAGAAGAGAATAAGTTGGGTCAGGCGCGGTAATGATTGTATGACATGTGTGGTTAGATTAACTATTGAGTCTGCGGTTAGTTCTATGGGTAAGATGGAATACGGCGCCATCACAAAGGTTCAGTGCGAGAGATTGTCACAGGGGTGTAGTGCGTCCTAAATTGTTTGGCGTCTATATGGGTCAGAGATTCTAGGGCATGAAAGACTTCTTGAAGGTACAGGAACTGTCTGATATAGTCACAATGAGTCTCAGGTACGTGTATATTGGACTTGATAGTGGAGGATATGCCTTCAGTATCAGATCTCTTCACGTCGAGTACAAAGTCACGGATAGAGTTTTGAACTTCCGCGAAGTGTTGGTAATCTCTGAAGGTTGTACCAACAAGCTTCTTGTACCTACGTTCAAGATCGAGAAAGAATTTTCCGTTGGAGTAGCTCATACCACAGAAAGATATTCTTCCTCCTATTTGACACTTCAGTTTCATCTTTGTAAAGTTACTAACGTTTGAGATTTCATCCTCATCTAAGTGAAGCCCAATACCGTATATGAAGCAGTCATCACCTTGACCCACAATCACAGTATCCATGGTTTTAGTCTTCAAGAGCCAGGCTGTGAGGCACATCATTAGTATGGTATTGAACAACAGTGTACCGGGTTCTCCAGACGTCTTCGCAGAGTCTATGATGGCGGACAATGTGTTCGATGATAGAAGGTAGTCATTTCGGATGAGATAGTAGGCTTGCAAGGCTTCCAATGGCATCCCTAACCTAATCATTATATTCTTCTCTATTTCCTGAGTAAATGCGTTTTGACAAGAATCGAATTGAGTACCGTCCATGTACCCACCTATGGCGGATTTGGGAACGGTGCCCATGGCAGTTCTTACTTTTTCTATGAGTTCGACTTGAGTAAGTCTATTGTTGAATACTGCATTGGGTTTC